TAGCTATGGTATCATCACTCACATTCTGTGAAGTGAATACGGGGATTCCATATACAGTTGCAACTCTCATTCCAACTCCTAATCCTTCATCTGTAGTTACACCATTAATTCCTACTTGAACTGAAACACCTTTGTCTAAAACACCTGGGTATCTTACTTGGTTTTCATATAATCCAAATATTCTATACTTAGTTACATTACCAGTTAAGATAAGATTTGTTCTAGCACCATTAACTTCTAGTGTTGCTAAAGAATCTCTTAATAGTTCATCTGTCAAGAACCTATCTGTTCCTGAAGCGTCTGAACTAACTCCTGGTTGAGCCCATGTGCTTACTGATCTATCTATATTGTACAAATCTTCGTCTCCAGTTGTATAACCTAAGTTACTTACTGTTGTTGAAGAAATTGTAACTCTATCAATAGATTCAAATGAAGTTCCTGCTAAGGTATCTGCATCAACTAATAACTGTTGGTTGATTGCTTTTGCGTGTTTAATTGCAAAATAACCTCTTAGGTATTCCATGTCTCCTATTGCGTCATCACCTTTACTAACATATCCTTCATGTAAAAAAGATACATCAAATGAATGAGCTACTTGTTTGGATTTGGTGCTAATCTCTGCGAATGTTGGTTTTATAGTGTCTGGTATAGTTCCATTTTCTGCAACTCCACCATCAGCTGTGCTACCTGCATCTGCTGTGATTGCTCTCCATCCTGATTTGCTCCAAGGCATTTTCGGTAATAATGCAAAAGCGTTAGCTTCGTTGTTTAACTGACTAAATGCTTGTGCTCCAAAAATAGCGTTGTATACACCACTTGTTGTTGAAATAACTGGTGCGTTTATCTTTTGAACATTCTGTGGTCCATAATATTTTCCTAGTAATTGACCTATTGTTCTAATTTGTGGTATTGCCATTTTACTCTTCACCCCCTATGTTGTCTAGATGTTCTTCCCAAATCTTATTAACTTCCATCATTTTCTTTTTAACTTTCCCTGTTGCTAAGTCCATTGGTAAAGCTGCTACTTTATTTGCTTTCTTTACATCTATTGCTGAACCGATTTGAGGGGTTGTTGCTTTTTCAACTTGACTAACAAGGCTTTTTTCTAAAGCTTTAAACTTCTTGTCTAGTGCATTTGATTTCTGAACAAAAGCGTCTTTATCATTAGATTCATCTACTACTGGAGATTCTGGTGCTGGTGCATCTGTTTCTCCTTCAATATCTGAAGCTGCATCTTCTTTTACTACTTCTTCATCATCTTGCTTTTCTTCTTCATCTTGCTTTTCTTCTTCGCCTTCTTTCTTTTTCTTTTCTTCTACTTCTTCATCTTCTTGTTTTTCTTCAGTTTCTTCTTCTTGTTTCTTTTTCTTTGTCTTTTTCTTATCTTCTTCGTTCATTTCGTCTTCTTCTTTTTCTTCAATTATTTCTTCTTCTACTTCATCTTGTTTTTTCTTTTTTAATTCAGCTATATCTTTTTTAATATCGGATAAAGCCTTCATAATTTCGTTTGTTTCCATAATATCACCTTTTTTAGTGTTTATGTCTTTATTTAAGACACTCTTACTTTTATGTTTTTCTTTTTCTTCGCTTGATTTCTTTAAATTTCCTTTCTTTCCTGATTTAGCTATTGTAGAATATGCTTCGTTTAATGCCATCGGATTGCAAGGATCACCTACACTAGCTGTTTCTATATGAGTAAAACCTTCAAGAGAAACTGCATTTTCTCCTGTTACTTCATCTCTCTTTTTTCCTAAATCGTAATTGTAACCTCCTACTGAACTGCCTGTTCTTTCTCCACTTTTTATCTCAGACCATACAGTGTCGTCTAATTCGTTATGATTAAAGAATTTCTCTAAATGTAAAACTCCTAAAGTTTTAGTTTTAGGATGTTCTAGAATTTTATAAGCTAAAGTCTGACCTACTATTCTGTTTGTATGCTCGTCAGATACAGGACCATTTCTTTCTAATAATATATCTTCTTGTTTAATTGTTTCTTCTAATTTATCTTCTATCGGTATTATTTCACCTGCCTTATCTTTCATCTCTACACTGGCCCAAGTAACTACCATTCTATCTTCTGCCATTTCAACAGCTGATTTAATCTTTTCTAAGTTATCAGTAGAATCAAAAAATTTAATCATATCTTCTTCAGAATAAGTACGTTTACTGTCTTGCTTTGTTACGCATAGTATTTGTTTCATTTGAATTTTAGGTTTTTGAACTCTAATTGAGTTTGTTCAAGTGCGTTTCTTAAAAAGGGAGTTTGTTCAATCCCTCTTTCTTTTATCGACTTAGCGATTGCAAAAGCGACACTTCTTGATTCGTTTTTAGGAACTCTCAGTTTCCTTTCAACCCATTTAGTTAATGAATCTATTGGTGGCATTGTTCCTGCCATCCTTCCGTACTCGACATCAGTTGCATAACTTGCTGGATAGACAATCTCTTTATCAAGGAATTTTCTTACTATGTTTCCTGTTTTAAATAAAGTCCCTGTGTCTATTTTGTTGTCATCGACTAAGTTTTGCTGTGATTTAGCAAACACGCTGTCTACGAAATCATCCATTATTTTGTCAATCTCTTTAAGTAATGGATCTAAATCACGAGCCATAAAAATAATATAGTGAAGCATATTAATAAAGTTTTCTAAGGACAAAGGTTGTCCCCCTGTCCTTGTATAGAAAATAGTCAGCTGGCTGGCCTAAATAGTATATAGAGTCTAAAGTATATAAACTTTTCGGTTTAAAGGCTAGATTAAGCTTAATTTATTGAAATAAGCTTAATGTATTCTTTTAATTTGAGATAAAGCTATCTTTCGTCTAGTCTCTACTTGAAAAGAACCTAGATAGCTTTGACTACAGAAATGAGCTTTATAAATCTCTGAATCTAATGGTTTAAAATCTATTTCTAATAAAACTGAACCATGTTCTTCAGCATATTTCTTAGTTTGTGCAAGGTATAATATTGGACAAGGTTTTTTAGAGCCTATAAATTTATTTCTCCTAATTTCATCCCATATCTTTTCACTAGTTCCATGATATAATCTCATTTTATTCTACCGTCTTGAATCATATGACATCTTCTACATAGATATAAGTAGTCATTTATGTCTCTTTTGTAATTTCCAGAGATATTAGCTACTTCTAACGTATAATCTTTCTTTTTCCCACATTTCTCACATACTTCGGATTTTGGTTTATTTTTTCTAACCCACCAATGAATGGCAGCATAGTTTTTAGTATTCTTTCTAAGATCATAATGAAATCCCCTATGAGATATACTCATCTTTTCTTTTGTTTCTTTTGTAAATACTTGATTTACTCTAGCTTCTTTTATTTTTCTTATAGATTCTTCTGTATGTTTCTTACCATAAAAAGGATTTTTATCGCCCTTTTTATCTTGTGAAATTCTATCTTTATATTTTCCTTCAGACCAAGCTTTCTTTTGAGATTCACTTAATTTCTTTTTTAATTCAGAAGTAGCCTTTTTACCTAGATTATTATCTGTTTTTAAATTAGATAATGATTTTTCTTTACCTTCTTCACTCATCCATTCATTCCACTTTTTACCTTTATTCCAAGCGGTTTGTCCTTTTTTAAAAGTCATACAGTTCGATAATCATAAGAACTATATAAATCTTCCTATTTCACTCTGACGAATGAATGTCTCGACGAGAAATGACTGACTAAAGAATTTTTATCTACTGTCCAAGTTGGAAATTCTTTTGCTGATTCTTCGGTAACTATTTTAACTAATTCATCATAAGTAACTCCATTTTTTGTTCTTGCTTTAATATTTTTACTTGTTTGAGTTGTACGCCTATCTGATGGACCTAGCCACTTAAATAAGAAGTTTGGAAAGTCTGGTTCTTTCTGATAACTATTTTTACGTGCTGCTGAAGATACTCTACTCATCTCAGTACGTGAAATTTGCTCTGCTTTGAAATCAGACACTTTAGTTAAATCTTTTATCTCATCTTGTATAGCTTTAAGACTTAAACCTTCAGGAGAATGATAAGCTTGTGTTATAACATTTTGTAGTTTACTTGTTAAATCAGTTGAAATGCCTTCATAAGCCTTAGATAAAACCTTTTGGTTAGACAGTACATTTATTGCATTTTCATCTACTGTTCCAAAGGAAATATTAATCCCTAAATCTCTTTCCACTCCATCCATTGCTTTGATATAAGTTGATTTGAATAGTTTGCTTCCTGAGTTTTTAAGTTCAGATTGTAGTTCTAAGTTAATCTTACCTATCTCTTTAGATATTTCAGCTTCAGTTGGCTTTCTCTTAAACTTTTTAATAAACCCTTCTATCTTGTTTTTTATAATATCAGCTAGTTTAGTAAAAGGTGGTCTTTGGTTAGCTGCTTTGAGTAATTCATTAAATTTAGCTGTTGGTGCTCCTGTTGGGCTTGGACTAGGAGAACTTACTCCTGCTGGAAACTCACCGCCAAAATCAGTACTTACTTCTGGCATTTCTAAACTTCCTGATCCTATTACTACTTCGCTTGTATCATCATCAAACTCTGCATCTAATCCTAGAGATACTGCTAATTGTCCGTTTACTAAGCTTTGTTGCTGTCTTTGTAGCCTAGCCATCTCATCTTGTTCTTCACTAGGATTTAGCCTTAGAACCCATCCTTGTACTCCTAACGCTTCTAATACTTTAGGAAGTATGTAATTATTATAAATCCCTTGTCCGTATTCTATTGCTCGGTTAGTTACTGTTAATTGTAGTCCTTCGTTATTTAAACCACCACTTGTAGAGTTATCACCTTGAAAAATAGGTTCTACTCCATATACAGCACCAACTTGTTTTCTATATTCATTTCTCATTTCAGTATGCTGTAACTCATCAAGAGATTTCATAAAGTCTATAAACTGAACAAAGTCACCTTTACCTCCTGTGTTTTCTATTCCCATTACAACAGGAAGGTGAGGTTCTTCTCTTGCTCTTTCTTTTGTCTCTTCCCAAGTTTTCTTCAATCCTTCTAAGTTAGAGGTGTTAAAAAATAAGCCAGCCTTCGGAGGTCTTTGTCCATCATATAACTCCATAATATATTTATCCATGAATATAAGTGTTCTAACCTTCTGCCAGTTAGCCATTATTTGAGAATAACCTAATCTTTTGCTTGGTCTATACTTTGATCTATGTATAACTTCCCATTTATAGTAATAAGTTTTTTCGCTACCAAAGTCTGAGAAGAAATAAGGCATATAACATTTCTTACCACAAGAGCAATACTCTGTATTTATTACTTCGTGTCTATGAATCGGACAGACGTATAAAGGCTCATTTTCATCATCGTAACCTGGTCTATCATATTTGTTAATCATCAGTCCCATTACGTTTGGATTAAATCTAAGTACTTGAGAGAACTCTTTTTTATCTAACTCATTTTTCTTAAATGTATAAGTGAATATAAAAGCTAAGAATATATCATCGTTGATACTAAAGTCATCTTCTAACTCCATCAATATATCTATTAAGCTTTGTTCGTTTTCATTCATTACTTCTAGCTTTTTAAGTATCTGATGTTTAGATAATTTACCACCTGTTTCTTCTTCTTGTTCGCTACTTGTTTCTTCTTCGTTACTTGATTCTGATTCAACTAAATCATAACCATTTCTAAATAACTCTCTTCTTAGTGTATTGTGTATTATAGATAAACTATCTGAATTATAAGCTAATTGTTGTATTGCTCCTGTACCGTAAGGAAACTTAGGATAAACCATTGAGTTAGAACCGAAGCCATCTCCGAAGCCATAAAAACTCTTTGGTCTTAGAACACCGTCCATCGCTACCTTTAACTGTTTCTTGACACTAGCGTATTTAGAGAAAATATTATTTTTGAAATTAGGTAGTTTCATCGTAACATAACCTTATATATCCCTTTTATTAATAAAATTTTCTAAAATATTGTTCCCTCTTTGTCTTCAAGCAAGAAGTAATCGCTTTTCTTAATCTCAAAATACATTCTAAACATCATGCAATCCGAGAAGTCTGGGCTTCTTCCAAGCTTTTCTTTCATTTCATCTTTAGGAACTATCTGCATTTTAGTATCTTTATCAGGGTCTTTTCTTTTAATCTGCTCTAAGTCTTCTATCAAAATTTCTTTATACTCTGGATTAGAAAAATAAGCCCCTATCTTACCAGCGTTAATATACTCTGCTAGTTTAAAATAGCATTGTGACTTTAAGTTAGAATAATTAGAAATCTCTTGTCCTCCAGTCATTTCTTTAATTGGTGAAGCATTGTTTATAAATCCTTTAATACCAGGTATATTATCCATTATTGGGCCACCTATCCCATCTTCATCTAAGATAATATTGCTTCTAGGTACGCTTTCAGACTTAGCTAACTCAATTATTTTTCTTTCTATAAAATCTCCGCTTGTCTTACCATAAGCAAATACTTTGTAAATATACAATCCTTTCCAAACATATATAACAGCTCTATCTTGTCCGAACCTTGCTGGGTCTGCTGTTATATACTTCTGTTCATCTTTCTTTTTAACATACTCATTAGTAAATATATCAACTGATTTATCATAGTTTACTAAAGTTCCAGGATCATCATCATATTCCCAATTACCATAAAGTAATCTTTCTTTGGTTAGTTTATCTCTTCGCTTAAGTATTTCAATGTAATTCGGATCTAAGTAAGGGTTGTCTTTAGCTAACGCTTGAATGAATTTCTTAGTCTTTGTTTCTTTCTTTTCTTTCCAAGGCTTATAAAAATCATAGTAAGCCCATGTTTTGCATGGATTAGTACAACCAAGTAACTTTCCTTTTAAGTGATATTTGTCTGTTAAATGCCTCATACGTGAAAGAGTAATTTCTCTAGCTTTAGTACCTATCTGGCTTATCTCATCTAAGAAAGCTCCTGTTATTTCTACTGAACCAAGTGAATCAAACTCTGGGTCTGTAGGATATTGAAAGAAGTCTTTAAAAATAATCTCTGAACTGTTATTAAAATGTATCTCACCACTCATCTGTCTGTATGTATAATCTCTATCTTGCCTTAAATTAAACCTTACTTCACCTTTAGGAGAATCAGTATTTCCCATTATTCTAAAAAGTGTCTTAACAGTAGATTGTAATAAGTTCTTTAGTTTAGCTCTACCTATGATATATCTAACACCAGGATATTTAAGACAGTTCTTTATAACCCAGAAACAACCTAATACAGATTTTCCCCCACCTGCACCGCCACCGAATATAAGCTCTTCTGTTTCATCGTCATCTAAATACTTTAAAGCTTCGTTTTGTCTAAGTGTTGGTCTAAAGTCTGCTATTATGTTCATTTAAGTATTTTATTCTTTCTTTTCTTCACTTGGTTCTATTATGTTGATTGTAACAGATTCTATTCTCTCTTTTATCTCAGCTTTGATTTCGTGTTTAGTTCCGTGATGTGACTGATGTAGTTTTATATAAGCATTAGCTAATTCTATCTTTTTGTTCTTATATATTGGATCTCCTTTAATAGTATCTAAGAATAATTTAATGTCTAGAATAGAACTCTCTGGCTCTTCCATGATGTCTACGAGCTTCTTATAGCCTTCGCAGGTTAATCCTTTCTTCTTTAGTTCTCTAAGCCTTGAAGCATACTTTTTACGTGGTGAACGGACTAAACCTCCTTTCCTTCCTAATCGCTTAGCTTCTGCTTTGGTTCTGATGGGTATTAAATCTTTTTTAGTCATTTTCTTTTCACCCAAGTACATCCTAAACAAATCTTCATCATACACCTAATGAATACATTTGGAACTTCTCCTATTGCAGGATTATAAATGAATCCATCTCCTATCATGGGATCAGTACCGAATAGATAACAATGCCACTTACTCCTTTCTACTTGAGGTATAATGGATATTGGTTCATTCTGATTAAATGTCATAGTTTCTTTTTCCATTTTGTCCGTCCTAGATATATACGTTTTACTATACTAATATATTTATTTAGCTTTTAGTCTCTCTTTTATCTTATCAATAAACTGTGTGTAATACAAATCTATTCCTTCGTTCTTCTTTAATACTTCATTTAGTTCTAACTCTAATATCTTTAAAGCTTTATTTTTATCTATTAAATTATTTAATTGTTCTGGATCATAAATTACTATGCTTTCTTTGGCTAACTGAGGGATTTCGTAATTGAAGTTAAAGTAAACGTTGCCTTTAAAATATGGGTGTTTCTTTAAAAAATCTTTCTTTTTCTTTTTCTGGCTTTCTTTCTTCATATTCTTCTCATAGATTGTATCTACTTCTTGCTGATTTATACCGAACAGTTTTATAATCGGGTCAATAGCAGCTATATTATTTGATTCAGCTATGCTTTCTTTAGCTAAGTCCATTACTTTGTCTTCTTCTTTTAGCTTTAAATGTTTTATTGTTTTCATGTTCTCACATCCTTAGGTATAGAACAACTATGTTTTATTACTTTATCTTTCTTTGTACTGTATCTTAACTCTACTAATCTTGGTTCTCCGTTTATACAGCAGACATATACTTTTTTACCACAATAGGCACATTGTACTTTTTTCACTTTTTAACCTCTTCAATCTTTTTTTCTCCATCAAAATTATCTGTTTCTGCGTTAATGTTTTCGTGTAGTTTAATCTTACCTCTTAGCATTCTAACCAAGAAAATACTTAAAATAGTTTCAAACTCTTTCTTTTGTTCTTCTGGAAGTATCTTTATTTTTTCTATTACTTCTTTGTCTACCTTAAAATTAGGTATTTCTATTGGCTCTACTTTAAAATCAGGTGTTAAAGGTTTTATCTGTAGTTGAACTGCTCCGCCACCTTTTATTTTCATCCACTCTATAAAATACTGCATAAATCCTTCGTACATATTTATATACATTGGAAACTTATGTTCTATCTCTGGATTATAACTTTCATTCATTTCTTTTTGTAGCCTAAACATAACACAATTTAACAATTCTCTATAAGCTGTATCTTCTAAAACGATAGTTAGCATTAATTTCATTAGAAAATTAGGTAGTGCGTACCAATGGTGAGTATGTCTTTTTTCAATCCAAGCTTTCTCTAACTTTTCCTTTTGTTTCTTACTTTTTACTTTTCCATTTAGTTTGCCACCGTAGAAATTAGTGTGCCAATCATGTATTCCTTCTTCAAAAGACCTATAAAGTACCTGAAAGTTCTTATTGTATATCTCATCTGGAATATCTTTGTATTCTTTTATCATAAAGTTCTGTAAAAATCCTTTGTGAATCCAGCTAAGGAAAGGATAAATTAATTTTGGTTTCCAAACTTGATGAATCAAATGATGTCTATGTCCTTTTTCTGCTTTGTTTGAATATGGTCTAAAAATACTAAATCTCATTTTTTACCTCTTGTTACCATTTTATGTGTTTCTAATAGTTCTGGGCTAAACTGATTAGCAAAACTATTCTCTTCTTTAATAATACCGTATCTTACATCTAAATATCCTATTGTAAACATGAATAAAAATATTGCTATTGTTCCTACGTTTATAACTAACTGATTATCGAATCCTAAGTATAGTTTTAACCAAAGTGTAGCCATAGCATAAAAACTTATCATGCTTAAAGGCACGCTTACATAAGTGTTTGCTCTACCGTAAAATGTCTTAAACAAATAATATCCTTTAAAAATCCTTTGTCTTTTTGTTTGAGTGTATCTATAATCTGCTAGTTTTATTTTAAACATTTTATACCTCACATATCTTAATTATTTCCATCTTTAAATAATTTCCTGCCATTGGTGAATACCAATTATAATAGTGTTTTATAATAGATATATCTGTGCTTTCTGTATAAAGTAATCTTTTACCCATACCGTGTGATAATCTTGATGTTATAATAGTTGTGTTAAATGCTAAAAATTCTATTTTATCAGCTGCTTTTGTTTTGTTTGTATCTGGACAATACTTTTCTATCGTTATCTCTAACTCTTCTCTTCCTTTTATTTCGTTTTCTAAGTAAAATTCTTTTAATTCTTTAATCGTTGTAGTATTCGTTATATTTATATCTCCTATTTCTTTTAATCTTTCTTGTAAGTACTCTGGATAGTTTAGCATTTTCTCTAAATCATCCCTTAATTTATTTATTTCATTATTGTTCTCTGGGATTAAGTTGAAAGTTAGACCAGCGAATATTATGATAAATAATAGAACTAAGATAATTATTCCTTGTTTTTTGTTTAGTTTTATTTCGTCTGTCATAATATCGCCACCCAGAGGGTTTATAGTCGCAATGAAGTAACGACTTAACTACTCTTGGAGATGTTCCCTCTTAGGATTTAGCGTTCTTTTTTTCAAATTTATGTCCGCACTTAGGACATTCTATCGTTAAATTTCCCAGTTGATCTACTTGTTCAGCTATAAATCCATCTTTTTCTTTATTTAATAAGTTTATAATATTTTGTTCTGTGTTTCCCGTTAGTAAAGATACTTCTTCTATTCCTGATTTTTCTAGCATTTCTTTTAATTCTTCAGCTAACTTTTCTTCATCCCATGGGCTTTCAGTTACTTTGTTGTGTCCTATTCTATAAGCTTTAACTTCATCTTCTGTTAAATTTTCTTTTTTAATAAAAGGAATTTCTCTTATTCCTAGTTTTTTAGCGGCTTCAAGTCTTCCGTGTCCAGCTATAATCATATTGTTTTTGTCTAAGATAATAGGATCATCAAATCCTACTTTTTGTATTAAATTAGCTAAAG